AAAAATTTTGGAAAAAAATTGATAAATACCTATAACAGGAGAATATAAATGGCAATAGCCTCATTAAACAGATTTACAGTACCTTTAGCAACTAATCAAAGTGCTAGCACACAAGGTCTGCTAATGCCTAAGTTAAAATATCGCTTCCGTGCGGTGTTTGAAAATTTTGGCGTAAGCAGTGACAGAGTAGAGTTAACCAAGCAAGTTAATAACATTAGCCGTCCTAATGTAAACTTCAATCCTTTCGTTATTGAGGCTTATAACAGTAAAGTTAACTTAGTTGGCAAACCAAGTTGGGAACCAGTGACCGTTGTATTACGCGACGATGCTGGCGGCAACGTTAGCAAGTTAGTCGGCGAACAGATTCAGAAACAATTTGATTTTATGGAACAAGCATCGGCCAGTTCTGGTATTGATTATAAATTTGTTCTAAAGTTTGAAATGCTAGACGGTGGCAACGGAGCCAATCAACCTACAGTATTAGAAACATGGGAGCTGTATGGTGCATTTGTTAACCAGGTAAATTACGGTGAAATGTCATACTCAGAGAATAGTCCAGCAGACATCACGTTAACAGTTACTTACGATAATGCAATCCAAAGTCCAATTGGAACTGGAGTTGGAACAGCGGTAGGACGTAGTTTAGGAACCTTGATTACAGGTGTGACCTAATTAAAAGAGTTTTACTTTTAAGTACCCGGAGAAATCCGGGTATTTTTTTGGCATAAATATTTTAAAAGGTATATTATGGGAATTTTTGACGGCTTTTTGACACAATTGGCCACTGGCGACCAGATTAAAGATTTTAAGCACGCCAGTAGATTGTATGTTGACAACAACTACGCACTGAGCCCAAAGTACGACTGGTTATATCATGTGTATTTTGATCTAGATCCCACACTGACAAAAGTGGACAGAGATCGGGTGCTTGAAGCAGGCATGTTAGTTAAATCAGTTGACCTACCAAAATTTAATATAGATACAAAAACATTCAATATGTACAACAGACCAGAAGTTGTACAAACTAAAGTAAAATACGATACAGTACAAATAACATTTCACGATGATCAGTCTGACGTAGTTAGAAATTTATGGTTTGATTATTTTAATCATTACTATAGAGATATGGATGCCAGCTATTCTGACAGTGCAGGAACTGTACATCCTTTGTATCATTCAAAAAGTCAATATAGACTTGGACAAAGAGATATTTTAAATAATTTTGGATATACTCCAAGAAACGGTGGTGGAGTTAACGGTCCACAATATATCCAGGCCATCAGAATTTATAGTTTACACCAGAAAAAATTCAGCGAATACACATTGGTTAATCCAATGATCGTTCAGTTCAGCCACGGTAATCATAATGCCAGCAGCAACGGCGGACTTGAACATTCCATGACATTAGCATACACCACAATGTTGTATGCCAGTGGTTATGTGACAAAAAACACTGTAAAAGGATTTGCAGATTTACATTACGACAAATCTCCTAGTCCATTGACAGCAGCCGGCGGCGGCACTAACAGTATACTTGGTCCAGGCGGTATAGTTTCGGCACTAGATGGATTTATTAAAAATCCAGCCGGAGGCGCATTTGGTTTATTTAGATCATACAGCAAAAATAAAAATGTGGATCTTGCTGGCCTTGCAAGTGCAGAACTATTGAATTCTGGCATGGATATTTTAAATGGAAGAGATCCTAGAGATAGATTTTTTATTCCAGCGGCAGGAAGTTTGGCAAATAGACCCGGGCGAACTCCGACAACCGCACCAGGGGAAGCCGGAGTGGCACCTGGTAGCGTTAACAGCAACGGATCAAGCATCAGTCTTGGTACCGGACTAATAGGTGGTGGCGCAGCATTGGCTATTGCTGGTAAACCAGAAATAGGAGCCGGTCTTGCTATAGCCGGCCTATTGGTCAACAATAAAAACCAGATTACCGGTGGTTCATTGGATAAGACAGTGAATATTGAAAAGCCCACAAAAACCAGTGATGCTGAAGCAGCGTCTGGTGCATTACAAGCAGTATCTAGTAGTTCGCCGTTAGACTTCTTTAGCTTTGGTGCGTCATTGCAGAAAGTGGCCAAAGAAAGAGAAGCCAAAGCCAAAGCTGAACAAGAAAAGAAAAACAAAGAGCAGGCCGATGCCTACAGATCATATTATACCACAGGTTCTGGTGCAACTACACCAACTTTTACAACTGGATCAGCAACCGAAGTGTCCTCTTCAAGCCCGCTGGCTCAGACACCGTACAGTAGAACAGTGATACCAGGAACCAGTACCACATCAGTAGCGTTTACTAACCTGGCCAGCAATGAAGCTAAACAATTTGTAAACAACGGTAATCCGCAACCGGCACTTAGCTATGCAGGCAATCAAGTAGGACGCTCAACTAATCCAGAGAACACATAAAATGACAGCAAACAGTCAAATTTTTTCAACTACATTATTTGGAAATAGCAGCGGACTCACAGCAGAACAGCAGGCAAATAAAGATCGTCTCACGCAGGAAAAATACTTGGAATCAACAACAACCAGCTCAATGGGCACTACTGTTCCTCGAGTGCCCAGCAATCAAAAAATAATGAAAGATTGATATGGCCAATTTAATAAGAGCGAAAGAACCTACAAATCTAAAACGAATTGACTTAAATGCCATCGAATTGAAAGACACCAACAAGTATTTTAACAATTTTTTTGAAATACCAGTTGAAGTTAGTAGCAATGTTGATGCTTCTATCATAGCATATTTTGAACAAGTCACTGACAACAAAGAATCAGCTCGGGCTCTTGCTAGTGCTGTTATATACACCAGTGTCAAGCAAGGCCTTAACCCAATGGAAACGTTAAAAGAATTTCAAAAGCTACCAAAAGGCGAGTTAGATGCTTACACCGCAATGTTTTTAAATTTTGAACGCAAGGGTACAAGCTATTTGGGGTTAAGCAATCAACCTCAAGTTAACAAATATATACAAAGATCTATTAGACCATAATGTCCGGGAAGTTTGCAAACGGGTTCTATCAAATCATGAACCCAGACAAATACGTAGGAAAAAAAGTTCCGCATTTTAGAAGCAGTTGGGAGCATACTTTTATGCGCTTCTGCGATACAAATCCGGCCGTGTTGCAATGGGCTAGCGAAGCCATACATATCCCTTATCGTAATCCGTTTACAAACAAGAACACAATTTACGTACCTGATTTCATGATCATGTATGTAAACAAAAACGGTGAAAAATTTGGGGAACTGATTGAGATCAAACCAAATAAACAAACAAATCTACAAGAAGCACGTAGCGCCAGAGATCAAGCAGCAGCAGTATTGAACATGTACAAATGGCAGGCCGCACAAGCCTGGTGCAACCAAAATGGATTACGATTCCGGGTGTTAACAGAAAATGATATGTTTCATCAAGGACGAGCTCGGTAAATACGAGCATGACCAAAAAATTATCTGACCTATTCGATCTCCCAACAGATCTTCCATCAACTGATTCTGCAGATTCCAACGACGCACTTAAAACGATTGCTGAAAACAAGGACATAATTTCTAGAGTAGATGATGCTATAGACAAAATTGATATAGCATTACCTACAGTACGAGACCTTGAAGCCAGCGATGAAGAAATGGACGAACTAGCTAAAATGGCCACAGATCGCTTTGAGGATCTAATGGATCTTGGGATGAACATGGATCCTAGATTTGGGGGTGTAGTATTCCAGACTGCGGGCACATTGCTAGGGCATGCTATTACTGCTAAAACAGCCAAGATGGACAAGAAGCTGCGTATGGTACAGCTACAGCTACAAAAGGCAAGACTGGATCATCAGGTCAGCAAAGATAACCCCGAGGATCGCCCAATTGATGGGCAAGGTATTGTGCTTGACCGTAATGCACTACTGGAACAGATTCTTCAAAAGAACAAAAACACATAAATACTCTATAAAACAGGATAAAACCTATGAAAAGTCTTCACGATTATATAGCAGAACGAAATTCCAATTATGCTTTTAGGATTAAAGTTGCCAAACAAAATCCTAAAGAAATTATGGAAGAAATTAAAAACGCTCTTGATGCATATGAGCTAGTAGATATTACCACACCAAAAAGCATGCCAGTGCAAGAACACAGAGAATTCCCAAAATGGGGACCTTGCGAATGCTGGCAGTTTGAAGCTACTGTTGCGTATCCTACAACCAGTGTACAAATTGCACAACTGTTAAAAGAGCGAACTGGTATGCTAGCCGACTGGGTTTGTGTATATGGTAAACAACAGGCCGACGACAATGATGCATTTGAAGCCTATGGTAAGGACCACGAAGGTTCGTTGCTATTAAACGGCAAACTACAAGATGTGCCAGGTGCACAGGACCTAGTAGGCGACAAGCGTAAAGATAGTTTGTTAAAAGAACTAGATGCACAGTCGCCAAAATTAACAGCGTTAAAATCAAACGACGAGTTAGTGAAAACTAGTTCAAAAGAAAGAACTAAACCAGCAGCGACAACCAATGCACTACCACAAGGTACAAAGAGCCCGGTAGGAAGCCAGCAAAACAAATTACCCCCAGTTAAAGGAAAGAAATAATGAGCAATAATATCTATGACATCCTAAAGAAGATGCAAAACCTAGAAGCACCCAAGCAAACTATCGTCGAAAGCAAAAAGTCTAAGCCTGACTTTCTAGATGTTGATAAAGATGGCGATAAAAAAGAGCCATTAAAAAAAGCTGCCAAAGAAAAAAGCAAGGGTGCTGTTGCTGAAGCAGTTGCTAGAGTTGAAAAGAAATTAGCCGAAAAGTATCTTAATCACAAGAAAAAACTAGGTGAAGAGTCTGACATGATTAGAAAAGTTATTCCTGTTGGAGTAATTGATGGACCTGGCGGATATGACGAAGCACAAAAACGCATCAAAGATTACAAAGACGGTAAAATTAACAAAAGAGGCGAATCTCTTCCTCCAATAGAAGATAGGTCAAAGCCAGCCGAAAAACCAAAGGTTAATGTTAGTAAAAAAGAAGTAGACGAAGCTGCAGGTCAAGAAGGACCAGCAGATCTATTGGCTGCGGTTGAACAAGAAATCAATAACCCAGGGCGAAGCATTGATAATCTATTAGATGTCTTGAATGCTACTTTTGGTAGCGATCGTTCTCCTGAATTTAAGAAAGCTCGTGCAGTAATTGGAAAGTATCTTGATCTGGTC